CGATCAGCGCCGCATGCTGCTTTTCAAGCTGCGCGATCTCGGTGTTGAGGCCGCCCGATACTTCCAAGTCAGCGTCGCTGACATTGGTTTCGTCTGTTTTCATCCAATGTGCAGCGAGTTGATCCCTTCGATCGACAAGCCTTGTTTCCACATCGATGATACGTTGAGCAAGAGAAGACATGATGTCTTTACCTCTTCTGGTAGTATGCGAAGTTCTGGCGTGCTTGCCGATGAACCCGAGACGTCGCATCTGGTCTTGATTGCCGTGCTTGGCGAAAACCAGATTGACTGTCGCGGGGGAAATGCCGAGTGCCTTGACCACGGCCAAGGCGTTCGGATTCGCTGGAACGCTCACGAGCGAGCATTCGACGAGTTCTTGTTGGAGATATCGCTGCGGCGGCAGGAAGAATCCCGATCCCTTGTCCTCAGGATCAAGCGGCTCGCTTTTGATCGGTCGAAATCCAACGCTTACAGCCTTCAGAATTCCAGCATCGATCAGTCGGCGGATCTCATCGATGCGATCCGACGTGCCTTCCGGCGCGAGTTGTAGATGGCCGCGGAGCGCTCTGTTCTCGACGCGGAGATTGCGCCACGTGCCTATGGGAAAATCCGAGCGGTGACCAAATAAAGCTATGGGATTTTTTTCAAATGATACGGTATTCCAACCGTCCGATGAAACAACCTCACCCATCCGATCGACGGTCTCATCTGAAAGAATGAACTCCATTCCGGTGACAGGCGCGGCATGGGTCTTGTGACGGATCATTCCTTCTTTGGCCATCTTGGCTTCGATCATCTCTTCCCCGAGCAACTTGGATTCTTCCCAGACGACAACGCATTCATCATCGTCGTAGCCGTCATCTATGCATCGCTCCATAAACTCATGAAAGTCCTCGTCGTCGGTTGGCGGATCAACCTGCTTGACGGCTTTCTTATCTTTGTCGCGCCACATCTGGAGGCAGGCAGCGACGGCTTGCTCTTGCGGCCGCTTCGTGCCGCCGTCCTGGCCCATCATGTCGGGCACGCAGCGGCTCATCCACTCCGATTGGCTTTCGTCCTTGCCCGGTTTGATGGCCATGGTGATGACCTCCAATGCCTTGTCGCTCACTGTCTTGTGCGGCCCGCTGAACTTCTCGGCTTCTTTCAGCAGTTGAATGATGCCGATGTTGACGCGCGAGACGCGCATCTTGGTATCGTTGGTCAGGTTGTCGTCGGCGGCGTCGAGCCCGAGCTTGGTTGCCCAATGGTGGTGGCCGTCGAGAATGTAATCATCCTTCGATATCACCAGCCGCTTGGCCAGCTTATCAGGCTTGGTCTTCGCCTTCTCGGTGATCTTCGCGACCTTGGCGCTGCTCAATTCGTCCTGCGTCGCGCGCAAGTGCGATGCGAACTCGCTGTCTTTCGTTACTTCGTAGCCTTGTTCCTTGAGATGCTTGATCAGCGCCTTTGTCTGGTCCTCGTCGAGCTGCGGCATCTGCGCCCGCGGGATGTCTTTGCTCTGCTCGCAGAACAAATTTGTTCCAGAGACCGAGACGTTGCACAGATTGAAGTTCGGCGCGTCCTTGCCCTTCTCGATCATCTTACGAGCTTCCGCCGCAAGCCGTTTGATCAGCGTCGAGATCTTCTTCGGCTGATCCAGATTCACCTTGCGGTTTTCGGAAAGCGCGCGCTGGGCGTCCTCGACCTTGGTTGTTTGGATGACGCCATGCTTATCGACGTACGCCCCCTTCGAGTATCCCTCCCCGGGATGCTTGCCGGAACCTTCGCCGCCGCCGCCGCCGCCTGCATCAGTGAATTCGCCACCGCCCGGCTCGCCCGCCGGGACGCGCGGATGCTCGGATTCATCGAAAGCTCGCTCTTTCAATTTCATCCAGGTCCCGTCAACCTTTTCCCAGGTCCCAAAATTATCTACTTCTACGGTGGACTTGCCATCCAAGATCGCAGCCGCCAGCCTGTGAGTTCCGTCTATGATTACCGTCTCTTTGCCGACATCGATCACGGCGATCGGCATTGTCGTCAGACCGACAGGCTGCTCGGACTTCGGCTTTCGATACTGCTCTATCTGTGAAGGCACCAAATAATCTTGAACCGTCTTCAACGATCCAACCTTCACGACCTGATTCTTAGGATTGGATCTTAAAGCTCCAGCTTCGTATATCTTGGTGGCGTCCTCGAAGTCTACGTTCTTGGATCGCGGCAGCGGGTTGTCAACGACCAGACCAGCGGCGACCATCTGCGGACTGGCATCCTTGCCGCTGTAGCTCGTCGGGATAGTCAGGCCGTCGCCGTCGGCATCGGTCCAGCGGCCATGTTCGTCCCGCGGATGCTCGGATTCATCAAACGCGCGGAATTGCAAGACGCGTCCAAGAATCGCCTCGGACTGGGCACGCGCGAGCTTGCCACGCTCCTGCAAGGTGCCCGACGACATGCTCAGCCAGCCGGTGACGTTTCCCAGGCCCCGGTAAAATATCCCCAGCCCGCCAGCCCGATGAGCATCACAATGACCACGACGACGACGGTGATCATGACTTTCGTATTGCGATCGATCATGGCACTTGCACCAGAGCGCTTGCCCAATCGCCGGACGCCGTCTGCCGGCAGAATCGCATGCGCGGATACCATGGGGCTTGCCATCGCCAACTGTGCCAGTGCGACAGCAGCGCAGTGACATCCGGATGGCCGATCGCACCGGCCAAGTGGAGCGCGGCGGTGTCAACGCTGATTATTTGTTCGAGGGTCATCATCAGCGTAGCCACCTCGTCGAAATCTTTCACAAAATGCTGCACGCCAAGCGCATCAGCTTGCTCGCCGTCCTGAATTTGCAAACTGATTAGATCAGCTTCCCCCCCGAACTTCTCGACCAGTAATTGCAACGGAATCTCGCGCGGGTATTCCCCGTCTACAAATTTCCCGACCGACCACGCAACGCCGATCCGTTTGCGCTTCCGCGAATAACCACGCCAGTGGTGGTGTCGCGGATCGTCGGCCGCCAAATATGGCGTGTCCATCAAAACGGTTTCGGGCGTCACGTTCAACAGGCTCAAAACGCCAAACATCGTACAAAAATAATCCGCCTCCACAATTTCACCGACAACCGGCGCGCACTGCTGGGCGAGCCGCTCTAATTCCGGCGGCATCATCAACACGACGTCAACTCCCCTGCGCCGCAGCTCCTTGGCATAGCGCAGCATCATGATCGTATCGCCAAAACCGTGATCGTGAATCAGCAACAAGCGCTTTGTCCGCGCGAGCGGCTGGCCCAGCCACGGCCGCAGCCCGGCCGCCAGCGCCTTGCGCGTGTTCGGTCTCTGGAATATCGGCTCGCATTCGCACAACGCGTACTCGGCGAACCCTTCCGGCCAGAGGCCGTTTGCCAGCAATATCTGCGAATGATTGAAGCGCGCGCACCATGTCGGCGCGATCGATATCGCCTTGGTAGCTTGCACCAATGCTTCTTCGAATTTGTTCGCGCAGTGCAAGTCTCGCGCGGCATTGTAATGGTTCAGATACTCGTCGATCCGAATGTCGTCGCGCGGCTCAATAGCGCGGCGGCCGACCGGCTTGCCGGCGCGCATGATCAAAACATCGTCGGACGGCACCTCTGCCTTGTGGCCGTTGGCGCTGCGGACTTCGAGGATCTCGCCGTTTACCGTGAGCCCGCGCCAGCCGGTTTCGTCGCTCTCGATCGCGATGATCGGATCGAGCTGCGGCAGCGTATTTTCCAAAAAGCTGATTTCTTTTTTCATTTCCAGCTAGGCGTGACCCACGCCACGGCGGCCGGGCTGCGCAGCGCCCACGCGATCGGCCATCTAACCTTGAGTGCAATCGAATCCGTTTGCAGCAGCGAGCGCACGGGCGCGGCCGGCGCCCCGCCGTTTACGATCGGCGCGGCAACATCGTTCATAACCAAGCTTGCGGCGTTGCTGGTTTCGATTTCCGGATCAGGACTAAACGCAGAGACCAGAGCAGCGGGAGCGATCGCCAGCATGTCATTGCCTACGGCGTTGCATCCGAGCACGGTGAGGCCGGACGGTGCCTCCGGGAAGCGCGCGCTGATGCTCCCCGCCCGCGCGTACGAGGTGACCAGAACGAACGGCCCGCCAACCGGAGCGACGCCGCCGATCAGCGTGGAGAGGTCCTCGTAGAAGCCTCCGAACGGATCGGTGCTCGCGCTCGGCGTCAACGCGGCGATGCCATTGCGCAAGCCGGCAGGACGCGCGGCGGTCGCTGCGGAGCTATCAAAGAACGCCGCGTCGAGCGCCAAGCCTTCGGCTCGCGTCAACACGTCGCCGATCATTTGCTCTGCGTTCGATGATTCGATCATCTCGCGCGTCAAAACGCCGATCGCGGCGAGCTTGTACGGAAGCAATTGGGCCCCGGTGGCGGCGAGCTGCCGAACCGGGATTGGTTGGCCCTCCGCGACGAAGCCCGCATTGCCAGCCGCGGCTGTGAATCCTGGCGCACTGATGATTCCGTGGCGATCGAAGCTCAAGACCATCCCGAAGTTCAACAACTTCGCAGCGGCAGAGACCGGGCCCAGCGCAGCGAGGCCATCGGTTACGATTTTCTGTGCAAGCTCGGCGGCCCATCCGGCAACGCCGGTCATTGCGGGAGCCGACGCGGCACGCATGATGATCCGGTCGCTTGGCCACCGCTCCTCGACAACGGTTGCGATCGGCGTTCTGGTGACTTGCGAGATGATGTGCGCGGTCAACAGCCGCACAAAGCTATTCCCGAGCGGCAGCGGGAGCGGCTCGCGCTTGAACGCAGATGATTCGCGGTCCCTCGGTGGTATCCAGCCGCCTTCACGTGTCCTTTCGAGTATGGTCATTTTGGTGCGCCCTTGCCTATTTTTGAGAACTGATACTCCATATCCAGCATCATCAGTTCTCCCATCGCATGTCCTAATTCTTTTTCATCGCGTTTGTTTAATTTGGTGCCCTGGATAGATTTTCTCAGGATGGCACTCACACGCTTAAAGGCTTCAGCATACCCAGGAACGTTTTCAATCTTGAATTGCGATTCGACATAAATCCCTTCAACCGTCTCTTCGGTAATCTCTTCTTCGTTCATTATCCTCTTGCCTCTAAACGAAGCGGCTGATCTAATATCGTTGCCGGTTCAGAGCCGGCAGGCGCGGCGGACCAAGCGCGCCATGATCTCCAGTGAAGCCCTGTCCGCCGCGCCACCTTTCAGAAAATCATGGTCTCGACGTCGAGCGGTTTTTTGATTCCGTCGCGCGAGCGCAATCCCATCAACATGGCGAGCGCAACCGCCCCGTCAATCCTGAAGCGTGCCTTCGATTTGTCGATCTTACGATTGCCCGCCGGATCCATGGTCGCAACCGCGTTAGAAATATTGAAGTTCAACACCGGGCTGTTCGGGTGCACAAGCTTGCGCTCCAGAATGGCCAGCTCCAGCGCGTCCACGGACGGCCCCATACTTGCGTAGCCTTGGCCCCATGGCACGAGCCGCAAGCCATCGCCTTTGTCTCCATCCTTATAAGCGCGCAAGCCGATGCGATCAAACTCCCGCAAGATGTCCTCGATGCGCCAGCGATCGAACGCAACGCCAAGCACTCGATAGCGCTGCGCCAGCTCCGCGATAGTCGTCGCGATCACGCCAGGATCGATGCTCTTGCCTGGGCTCGTTCTCAGATGGCCCGCGTTCGCCCATTCCAGATAGCGCAAATTGCCCGAACCAAAATCCCGGTTCGAGTGATCCCGCAAATGTTCGATCGGCTTCCAGAAGAACGGGCGGATGCGGCACGGGTCGGTTGCCGAGCCCATCACTAACGCCGCGAGGTCGACAGTGCTCGCGAGGTCGAGCGCGAGGTACACCTCCTCGCGATCCTCGAAGTCGACAACGCCGGCGCAGGCTTTCCATTCGGCGCGCGAGATCAAGGTGGCCACTGGCGCGACGCGCTGGTTGAGAAAGAGGTTGCGAACAGCGGGCTCGGACGACGGCATCCGCATTGCTTTTTTGATCGCAATAATCAGATCATCGCGGTCGCGAAAATCACCTAATGCCGGGTTGGCCTTCTTCCATTGCTTTGGATCGTCCAGGTCACAATTCTCGTCGGAAGCATACAAATGACAGACGATGGTTGGATCTGTCTTTGATAGACCATCGTCGATCAACTGCGACATGATATGTTCGGGATCATTACTCTGCGTGCTGATCGCGATGAACAGGGGCTCCTCGCGCGCGCCGAATGACGTATCAAACACATCGTACAGATCGCGATTTTTAGCTTGGGCCAACTCATCATACACGACCAAACTTGGAAGGTAGCCATGTTTGGTCCCTGATTCAGCACTTACCGCGCGATAGATGGAACCGGTTTGCCGAGCGAGCATCGTTTTCGTCGACTGAATAATTTCGATGCGACGTAACAGATCCGGTTCAAGCTCGACCATCTGTTTAGCGAACTTGAAAACGATGGACGCCTGATCTCGGTCGTTTGCCGCGCTGTAGATCTCGCCGTTGGGCTCCGCTGCCGGACCAACAAGATGCACCAACACGATCGCTGCTGTCAGGGCAGTTTTGCCATTTTTGCGCCCGAGCGACAGAATGGCGCGCCGCACCACGCGCTTGCCGTTGCACCGCGGCTCGTAGATGTCTTTGATAAATCGTTTCTGAAACGGCCGCAGCTTGAACGGCTTGCCTTGTCCTTTGCCGCTCGGGATCGTCAGCTTCTCGATGAATTCAATTATCTGCTCGGTGCGGAATTTTCCGTCGGCCGTTCGCTTAATCTGGAATAAGTCCGGAGAACTTATCGGTCTGCCGTGTTTCACCGTACGGGCCGGCGGCGATGCGGGCTCGTGCTGCGGGGGAAAATCCGAACTCACTGGCGAACCTCACCATTTCTCTGGCGGCGTCGCGCGCGACACCATTCAACGGATTTTTTGTTACCTCGCCCTTGCGATTTTTCAAGACCAGCGCTTTCATCGGAGCGCCGCGCGCCGCGAGTTCGGTCATGATCTCAGTTGCTTCGCGCCACGTCTTGTAGGACTGACAATAGGCGGCAAGCGAATTGATGTCGACCACAGTGAGGAGCCTGAGCCGATATAGCTCGACCACGACTCGCCGCCATTCGTCCGCGGCATAGCCTTCCAGAGGCGCGGGCGGATCTGGAATCAGATCAGGGATTAGCGGGTGCGGCTCATTCTGCGATAACGGCCGGCCTTTGCCTCTTAATGTGTCACCTCGCAACAGGCGAAGATTCGTCGGCATTGGTTTCGGACCTGGGGGCGTCATCTGAGCTTCCTTTTCTGGCTTTCACCGGTTTTTCCCTTATCCCAAACGGCTTTTGCCTCCAATAGCCTTCCCATACCCCCACAAACGCGCCCACAAGCGATTTCCGGGCGGGCGGGCCACCACCCTACCCCGATCGCCCCCAAACGCGCCCACGGGCTTCCCTATGGGCTAATGCTCTAAACCATTGATTTAATGGCGTTTTTCTATTATTTTGCATGGAAAACGCCTAATATGATCGGCCATATTCCATGTAAACTATTGATATCAAACGGTTTTCCTGTCCAAAAAACAGCACTTGATACCAGGAAAATAATGCCTATATCACCATCAGGATCCCGGGTGAGAGACGGGAAACTCACTGTTTGACAATTCGGCCGCCACGACAACCGGGTCCATACCGGACCGTGCATTACCCGCAGGCCGATACATAGTCGCCCCAAGCGAAACGCGAGACCGGCATTGCCTTTTATGGATCGAGCCCGGCGCGGCAAGTGTGGGAAATGTGCTGGCCCTGAAATGGACGACCAGCAGCGACGTAAAATCGAAAGTGACAACTACTACAGAGGCGCACTTTGCAAGAGGGCGCTTCGATAGTGTTGCACACTTGTTGCAATGCTCCCGGCTGCAACCGGGCCATCTAAACACTGAAAGGTCACTTATGAAGAAGCGACAAAAGCGAGCTGCCGAACGCGATACCTTATGGCAGCTAATCGGCATGATCTATGCCGTGGCCGAAGCATCGCAGTCTGGCAGCAAAGCCAAGCTCAAAGAAGCGATCGCGGAAGCGTATGAATCGGCCAACGATATCGCGGACGAATATCCGCCGACGAAGAAGATGGACAGAGAGGCCGACGCGTTCCTAACGCCAAAGGACATCTTTCAAATCGACGCTTCTAAGCTCTAAAACCGAAACGGAGCGCCCGGCTCGCCCTTGCCGGACCGCGCGAGACTAGGGGCAAGTGAATAGCGGTTTGCCGGCGCCTTTCGCGCCGGCCTTCCAGTGTTCATCTCGAACGCTCCCGACTTGCATCGGGCAATTCGAAAGGTCACAAAATGACACGCGAACAAGCCATTCCCTACATCGGCTATTACGTTGATGACGCCCTATCGGAGCGTCAACAAAAGGACATGCCAGCCAATGCTCGTTTAGTTGGTTGGCAGTGCGGTTTCGAACCGATGTTCGTGGCCGTCTGGTCTTACCTCTTTGAGAACGAGGACCATCCAGACTTTAGACTCGACGACGAAGCGGCCGTCGAAATCGCAATCGACCTGCTCGCCGAAAAAAATTGGTTCAGCGGTGAAAGCCGTGAACCGGACTACATCATCTAACGATGACCAGCGCATCGCCCACGCGTGCCGTGGGCTTTGCAGTGTTCATCCAGAACGCTCCCGACTGCAATCGGGCCTAATCTGAAAGGTCACTAAAATGACAAACCGCAAAATGCCAATCAGCGAAAAGGTTGAACGTCTCACCCAGATTCAAGAGCAGCTTTTTGAGCTGTACGAAGAAGCTCGCGAGATCGTCCGCGGTACCAGCGAAGAGGAGTGTGCCAAAGGTTATTGGCTCGCATCCATTCGTTGCGCCCTGGACGATGGCCACTCTTACTTGGGTAAGGAACGCCACACGATGCAGGAGACGATCGACGCACTCGACTTTGAGGTCGAAGAAGAGAATATCCGCCAACACGAAGAGGACAAGGCCGAAAGCCTTCGAACCAAGTGAACAGCGCATCGCCCCGCCTCTTGCGCGGGGCTTTGCAGTGTTCATTCCGAACACTCCCGACTGCAATCGGGCCTAATCTGAAAGGTCACGAAAAATGAGAAGGCGATACCGAAAGCCCACTGTCCGTACGATAGTGGTCAAATATGAAGGGCAATGCGCCTGCTGTGGCGCCAGCATCAAAGCGGGCGAGACGGCGGACTTTTACCCTATCGGCACCATTGCCAGCATGACGACAGCAGCGATTGCGCACGTTGGCGGCTTGGACGGCAATTCCGCTCGCTGCACTGCTGAGATCCGCAAGCGTCAAGATCCTGGCTTTGTCGATATCGACCGCATGTATGAGGATCAATGTTCTGATATTTGCGGACGCTAAGTGAACAGCGCATCGCCCCGCCTCGCGCGGGGCTTTGCAGTGTTCATTCCGAACACCCCGACTTGCATCGGGACTTTTAGAAAGGTCACTAAGCTATGACTAACCTACTTCGAGAACACGAAATCACGATCGCGGAAGCGGCCGTGCTGCTGGAGATTCTCACGGATGCCGGTGATACCGTCATGATGTGGGGCGCTCCCGGCATCGGCAAAACCGAGGTCGCGTTTCAGCTCGGCGCCAAGAAGCGCCGCAAGGTGATGCTGTTTCACGCCGCTTTGCGTGAGACCGTTGACCTGCGCGGCATTCCGGTTCCGGACCTTGCCACGGGCAGAACCCGCTGGCTTGTTCCAGCCGAGCTTCCCGACGCGGAACGCGATGGCCCTGAGGGCTATTTGTTCCTGGACGAAATAAACCAAGCAAACCCGCAAATGCAGGGCGTGCTTGGCAGTCTCGTCTTAGACGGCGCTGTCGGCGACTATCGCCTGCCTCCGGGCTGGCGCATCATCGCCGCCGGCAACCGCGTGTCCGATCGCGCATCCGCGCAGCGGATGCCCACGCAAATGCGAAACAAAATGTCGCATTTGTACATCACACCAGACGTTAATTCATGGTGCGCGTGGGCAAACGCGAACGGGGTTGCGCCGGAAGTCGTCGCGTTCATTCGCTTGCGGCGCGAGTTGCTGCACATGATGCCGAAAGGCGACGAAAACGCGTTCGCTACTCCGCGATCGATCACAAAGGCTGCAAAGTATGTGAATGCTCCCAAGGAGCACCGCATGCGATTGTTTGCCTCGCTGATCGGCGACGCGGTTGCCGCGGAGCTTGACGGCTTCATTGAGCTTTACCGTTCGCTCGGTTCGCTCGATGACATCATCGCGAATCCGGCAGGCGCGCCGGTCCCGACTGAGCCGTCATGCAAATACGCGGTTTGTACCGGACTTGGCCGCATGGCCACGCGCAAGAACTTCCCGGCAATCATCCAGTACGCGAAGCGAATGGACAGAGAGCGGGAAGCCTTGATCGTGACTGACGCGACTGGGCGCGACGCCAGCCTGAAGAACACGCCAGCCTACGGAAAGTGGGCGGTGGAAAATCAGGATCTTAGCATCCAGTGAGTCCAGCGGGGGAGGCATCCAGAGCGGTGCCTCTCACGCCGCTGCACTCTCAGTGCATGCCCCGACTTGCATCGGGCTTCCAAACAGAAAGGTCACTTAATTATGACGACGAAGAAAATCGCAACACCGCTCTCACGAAAGGCGGTGCTGGTCGCGGTCAACATTTCCCAATGGACAGCCCGAAAGCTGGACAAGAAAGTGACCCGCGAAACGAATGCGAAATACGGCGCGGCGGAAGACGCCGGGCGATACAACAAGCTCCTGATTGCGGCCGAACACTTGGCCACGCTCAACTCGCTTGTTTCATCTGCCCGCGATCTGCATCATTCGATGACGATGCCGTGGGCCGACAAGGGTCCGCGGATTCTGCCGAACGCGCTTTATTCGCAGTTCACGGACAAGTTCCGCGTTCTTAAACGGGACTTCGCGATTGCGGCGGATCAATTCTGCCGCGAATATCCGGCCTATGTGACGGAACGCGCAAAGAAGTTGAACGGCCTTTATGATCCGAAGGACTATCCAAGCCCGGCGGAAATCAGGAGCAAGTTCAATCTTGATTTGAGAGTCCTGCCATTTCCGGAAGACGTCGAGGACTTCCGCGCCGATATTGACGACGATACGCTCGAAGATATCAAACGCGAAATTTCAGAGACAACCGGTAAGGCGGTCGATCGAGCAATGGAGCATACCGCCTCCAAGATCATAGAGGTGGTCGGCCACATGTCCGAGAAGCTGAAAGAGTTCAAGACCAACAAGCCGGGCGAACGAAAGTTCTTTCTCGACTCGCTGGTCGGGAACGTTCGCGAACTGGCAGAGCTTCTGCCGGCGTTCAACCTGACCGACGATCCTAAGCTTGCTCAGATTGCAAAGCGCATCACCAGTGAGCTTTGCGTTGAAGAGGCTAAGGACCTGCGAAAGAACGACGATGCGCGCGCGGCGGTTGCCAAAAGCGCCGACGAGATCGTTGCGGCGGTCGAGAAGTTCCTAGCCTAACAACAGAGATCCGCGGGCCTACGGGCGCGCGGTAGGGGACCGACCAGAAAGAGCATGAACTCCAGCATGCGGTTGTCGGTCCCCGCCTTTGATTACTGCTCTGCCGGTGCGTGCACCGGTTTTGCAGTGTTCAAATCGAACACGCTCCCGCTTGCAACGGGAACTACCAAAGAAAGGTCACTTAACTATGCAAAACAACAATCTAACAATGGAGCGCATTCTAAAGGCGCGCTTCGCGTTGATAACGGCTCGCCGGTTCTATGGCGTGCTGGTGTCACATGTTGAGCCGGTTGTGTCGTCGAAGGTTCCGACCGCGGCGACCAACGGCAAGGTGCACTACTTCAATCCAGATTACGTCGCGACTTTGACGCAAGCCAAATTGGAGGGCGTCCAAGCTCACGAGAGTGAACACGATGCTCGCCACCATGGCACGCGCCGCGGTAACCGCAATCCTGCGAAGTGGAACGAAGCTTGCGACTATGCGATCAATCTTGATCTGATCGACGAGGGCTTCGAGCTACCTGAAGGCGCTCTGATCGATGAGCGATTCCGTGGCATGTCTGCTGAAGACATCTACAGAATTCGCGAGCTGGAAGAGCAGCAGCAGCAGCAGCAGCCAAGCAAAAGCCCTGACGCTGATGACGCTGAAGAAAACCAGGAGAGCGATGCGGACCACGACAAGCCCCAGGACGGTGACAACGAAACCGGCGACAAAGACGCCGACGGTGACGACACCGGCGAACCTGAGAGCGATCAGGGCGAACACGGCACCTCCGGAAACGAGGGTGGCGAAAAGCCCGGCGAAGAGGGCGAAGGTTCCGGCGCCGGCGGCGACGAAGAGGGCGAAGGCGAAGGCGAGGCCGGCAACGGCAGCGCCGGCGACAACGCCAGCGACACGCCGACCAGCGGCGGCGGTGGCAAGCCTTCAGACGAAGAA